TATTCCATTTTTCTCTTAGCGGAGCTACAATGGATTCTGCAAATGCTTCATCCTCTGCTTCTCTCTTTGCTTCTAATTCTGCTTTCTTTTCTGCAGCAGTCTTTTTGAAGAGATCAAGAAGTTCTTCATTTGATAAGTTAAGATCCGGTTCTACTCCCATCTCTCTAAGCTTAGCGATGGTTAAATTTCTTTTTCTTAATTCATACTGAACATCTGCAGCTTTCCTATGCGGATGATTTGGAGAGAGTACATTATCTGCAGTAAACTTCTCTTTATATGGGAAGAACTTGTCATCGAATGCTTTAATAAGCTCAATAACAACTTTCTCATCTTCATCAGAACCGAACTTGTGGTATACTAAGTTATAGAGATTCTTGAGAATTGCAGATACAAACAGTTTATCCTTTGGAGAATGTGGGTCTGAATATGCAATAAATCTCGCTACATGGAATGTGAAGAGATTATTGAAGTCATAGTATTCTTCTGGGAGAAATTTCTCTTCGAGGTTATAGAATATACCAAACATCTTCTGGTTGTAACCGTATGAAGTTATCTTACGGTTAAATTTCTCAAGTACCTTAGCAGAACGTACTGAAGAGAAGAAGATATCTACGATATTCTTAATTTCTTTTTCTCCGATATTAATACGGTTGAAAATAAAGCTAAGAGATTCTGCAGCTTCAAGATTCTCTACACCCTGGAGAAGTCTCTTCTTCCTTAACGGGTCAGTTTCTGTTTCTGCCTGCTTCTTGAGTTCGTCTATCTTAGCATGATGCTTTTCTTTGTACTCTGGAGAGTTGATGTATTCGAAGTAGTTAGTAATTGCAGAGTTTACTTTTTCTTCTACTTCTTTCTTCTGTGTCTTAATATTATCAACATCAACTACTTTCTCTCTGATTTGAGAAAGGGTAAGTCTTACAAAATCTACGAGAGTATCTGGTTTAGTTTCTGCATCAGACTTAAGAAGCTCGTCATAACGAGCTGTATACTGGTCAATTGTAACACCAGTCTTCTTTGCATAAGAGTGTAAATTTTCCTCGGAAATATTAGCAAGATCTTCTTCTGTCATATTTCTGAGGGTATCCTTTATAGAGAGATCGAAATCCGTAGCGTTTGTGATATAAGCATCTAGGGTCTCTTCAGCAAACTGGATATGATTTTCCATCTCCCTAATCGACTTACGTAATTCGTTTACGTCGTCTTTAATTGCCATAATTTATACCTCCTAATAAAAATAATATTAAATACTTGTGAAGCGAATTATAAACTATTATGCGTTAAATAATATAGCGGGAATATATATTATCACGATGTAAACAAAATCAAAAAAGACCGGCACGTCTATAAACTACTTGCTCATAAGGAGGTAAACGATTATGAGACAGCTATACTCAGACACAGACATACGCCAGGCTTTAAAAGATGCCGAATATGCACTGAGAGAACTTGAAGCTAGCAATGCTAAACACATCAGCAACGATGTGAGAAATGCTAAAGGAAACGGATTCCTTAATGCGCTAGTAGCAACTTTTGGAAACGAAGACTACTATCGCATTAGAAAAATTGAACGCCTTATAAAAATGCTAAATGAGATGTATATGTAATTTCATTCAACATTGCTAAGGCAAAAACACACTGTGAGGTTATAAAAAATCTCACAGTGTGTTTTTTATTAATATCCGTTTAATGAGTTAAAGAAATCCAGCGGAATATCTCCATCAGATTCATAGATATCATCTAACAGATACTCCGCAGTATTCTCTAATACATCATTATTTACAAGTCCGGATCTATGTAAAGCCAAAGTTTCTCTTTGGCTCTCTACAAGTGCAGCTCTCATAAGAGCTTCATAATCATTTTCTTTTCTTACAACTTCTTGTCTTTTTGCAGCTTCTACAATCTCTGCTGGAAGAACTTTTAACATTTCTTCTTCAGTGTATTGTTTTATACCAGTATTCTTTTCTCCCTGGTAGTCTTTTCCCTTTATTACGCCGAATGCTGGTAAGTTATTTCCATGATAGAATACATACATTGCTATGAGATAGCTCATGATACTATCATCATGGAATGATGGTCCAGCTTCTATTTTACCACTTCGTGTTTGTACTAAGTGGCTGATATCACTAATGATATTCTCTGTAATAAAAGAATCTTTATATTCTGCTACTCTGTTAAAGAGAATAGCAAACATATCTTTTCGGGATTCTGTACCGGTGTATACACCATAGAATTTTTTCTTTTCTCCCTGCTTCTTTAACATAGAAACTACAGTAGAATTATCTTTCATATTCTGATCTACTAAATCTCTTGCCTTATCAAAATATAAATTCTGACTAATAGGAGATTGTAATAGATGGTCGATAATTCCATCACCAACGGAGTTTCTTTCTATAATAAGAACTCCACGTGGAATATGTTTCTTTATTAACTCTTGTAGTAATTTCTCATACATAGTTTCTCCTATGTATGGGCATTTAAATTCTGCTACTGGCCTTTCGGTATATGGGTGGATAATAGTGATAGCATTATTATCTCCGTTAGTACCAGTAGAACAATCGACACCGATTAAGTATGGGACAGTACGTTCAAGTTCCTCATAGATATCAAATCTGAAATGCTCTAAGATATAGAGTTCAGCAATTGGCTTCTTTTCAGTAGAAGCAATATATTCAATATCTTCTTGATTGAATGGAGAATCAGATGAACCACGTAATCTCTGTAAGAGAATTTCACGTTTAACGGTGAGTGGGTTCTGTATCTTATTGTACATCATGTGTAACCATTCATCAGTAAGACCAAGCTGCTTATATGAGTATTCCATATAAACGATACCATTCTGTCCATTCGCTCTTACATACTGAAGAACCTCATTCTTAGCATCATCAGTTGGGTCATATCGCATATCATACATCTTTTCAGTCCATCTAGTGGTACCTTCAAGAAGTAACTGTGCTTCCTGTCCAGCATTGGTGTCAAGATCACCTATTTGTATTCACATAAGGTCGCTAAGCTTATGCCGTCAAAAAATGACTGCTGCATATCTCTATACAGATTAGACTATATCATCACCCTATAATATAGGGGCACTGTATTTCCATCCGCTTGGATGTACTCCGTAAAGGATAGTCGTTGAACGTTCCTCTATGAGGCTTCGCTGCTGATTGTCTTATAAAAGAGTTCCCAGCAATTAACAGTGTTTTTCTAAATATCATTACTGATATCCACGCCCGGTGTTGTCTAGGCGTGCAGGTAAATATTCTACCATATAACGCTCCATTTGCTTTAGCATTTCTGGCAGCAGTTTCATAAGTAGAAACTGAGTTTTCTACAATAGTTTTTATATGTGGTGTGAACTCTGGTTCCAATTGGTTGTTATTCTGAATATCTCTATCCAGTTCAGACTATATCTTCATTATATATTCTATTACCAAATATATAATGCTCCCCGTTTCGGTTTCCCTACTCTACTCACTTCTTCACTATGGGATTTCTCCATAGTTATGTTTTCGATAGTCGTTGAACCTTCCCATACGGGCTTGGCTGCTGATTGTCCAATCCTAATAATTGTTACACTTTGGTATATTAGGCTCTGAGGAGTTTCCAGCAATTAAAGGAGTTTTAATTTGACTCTTAGAGTTCCTAAGTCTAGGAAAAGTACTAGAATTACAAAATCAAATGCTAAAATTGGGGCACTGAGGCCTCGGGCTAGGGAAAGTGCTGACTCGTAGTTAGTTGCTTTCGATTTTATGATTATCCTATTTTTAGTTATAGGGTGTCTCATAGAGGTGGCATTCTTAACAGCTTTAACTACTTTAAGTTTACCACTAGTTTCGTCTTCCTCTAATATCTGATCAAACTTTAGATAATCCGGAAGACACTCTATCTGGTCTTTGAGTCTTTGTAAATTTTCCTTAGCATTTCCGCCATCCTTATTTATAAAAATAAATGTAGACGATGATGTACCGAAAGAATATGCCCATGCTATCATAGCAAGAGATGACTGAGTCTTCCCCTGTTGGCGCGGCAATGTAAGCCACGAATCTATTCCATGTAGTGTACACCATGCTTGTGCGATATTACCTCTATTAGCTTTGTATGGAACACCAACACCACCCTGCATGGGTATTCTACATATTTCTCTTAAGTAATACCACATATTTCTAGTACACTCGTTCATAATCCTGGAAACTTGATCTCTGGTGAGATCTGGACTGTACGGGTCCACATCTACCAGAGAGTAGTCATAAATTTCCAGCATAAAGTAATAATTTTTGATTCCAAGTGTCTGTACCGTTAAA